AGGAACCTTATGTCTTTGAAAGCAAGCCGGTGTGGACCGCGCTTGAAGCATGGGAGGATGTCATCTTCCCCATTCAGACCTTCAGCCTTCAGCGCGCCGCGTTCGTTGCCCGCAGAGAATTGCTCACTGAAGTGGAGTTGCGCGAGCGCGGCGCAGTCGAGGGCTGGGACGAGGAATGGATCGAGGCCGCCTCGCAGCACAAGGGCCAGCTCAAACGCATCTCGCTCAACATCCACCGCACCGATCAGTTCCTCTACGAGCAACTGCGCGACATGTGCGAAATATGGCATGTCTACCGCAAGGAGAACGACCCCAAGACCAATGCCATCCGCGTCACCCGCTCCGTGGTTAGCTACCATGTCACCGACAAAGTCGCTGTGCATGAGCTGCTGCCCTACGCGCACGGCCAATATCCTTTCATTGAACTCCCCCGCGAGCGCGCCACCCGCCCATTGCTGGAGAGCCGTGGCATCCCTGAGTTGGTGCAGACGGCGCAGGAAGAAATCAAGATCCAGCGCGACTTCCGCTCCGACCGCGCCAGCATCAGCATCCTTCCGCCCGTCAAGGTGCCGGCCAACCGGGGCAAGTTTGATCTCGTCCTCGGTCCCGGCATGCAGATCCCCGAACGCCGCCCCGGCGAGATCGAGTGGATGAATCCCCCTCGCCCCGACATGGGCAGCATCGAAGTGGAAGCCGCCACCCGTGCGGACGTGGACAATTACTTTGGGCGCATCAGCGATGCCGTCCCGCAGCAGCGCTACATGCTCCACACGCAGGAGCTAATCGACTCTTGGTTGATAGACATGAAGCTCTGCATCGCGCAGACCATGGCGCTGGCGCAACAGTATATGACTCCCGAGGAGGTCGCGCGCATCACCGGCAATGCCCAGTTGGCATTCAACGCAAGCCCGCAAGACATCCGTGGGCGCTTCGACATTACCGCTGAGTTTGACGCGCGCCTCCTCGACAACGAAGCCCTCGGCGCAAAGCTCGACTACTTGGCCAAAGTGCTCGTCCCTCTCGACAGCTTTGGCGTCATCGACCGCGCCGGCTTGGTCAAATACATGTTCCAAGCCGTAGACCCGAATCTCGCTGGCCTCTTAGTGCAAGACATCGGCGCCGCCACCGCCGCCGAGCAAGAAGACGAACAAACCGCCTTCGCAAAAATCGCCGCAGGCACCGAACCCCCGCTCAAGGAGGGCGGCCAAAACGCGCAAGTCCGCCTGCAAACCTTGCAGCAAATCATTCAGTCGAACCCCGCCGTCCAGCAGCGTTACCAGCAAGACGAAATCTTCCGCAAGATGATCGACGCAAGAGCACAAGCCTTCCAATTCCAGCTTCAGCAACAACAAAACGCCGTCATCGGCCGCACCGGCGCCCAGCCCGCGCTGCAAAAGATGGCCCAAGACCAGCAACTCGGCATGACCGCCCAACCCGCCGCCTAACCGTATGCACCCGAACATTAACGTCAGGAACGTGGCCGGATTGAACATCCCCCAGCACGACTATCTCAGCATCTCGTATTACGGCTCTACGAACAACATCCAGACGGTGCAATACAAGGAGGGCGGCAGCGGCGGCCAAACAGTCGCCACGCTGACCTTCTCCTACACGACAAACCCTCCGACCACCAACGACGCGGACCTCGCTGCCGTCACCCGCTCTTAGTCTTTTAGTCTCTTAGTCTCTTAGTCTCTTTTACCATGCCTTGGACGTTTAACCCCTTCAGCGGCACGTTCGATCAAAAAGGATCGGGCGGCGGCGGCGGTGCGTCCTACATCGACGGCGAGGTGCAAAACTTCAGCGCGTTGCCCACCGCCAACCCGCCAGCCGTAGACAGCGCCTACCTCGTCCGCGAAGCCGAAGGCACTTGGCTCATCAACCGCAAGCCCGCCGGCATCTACATTCGCGTTGCCACCACCGGAACACGCGCAACGGACTGGACCTACGCGGGCATTCTGCCGGATGTCTTCAACGACGCCAACTTCCTCCTCTACGACAACGCCGACAGCTCCAAAAATCTAGCCTTTCAACTCTCCGGCATCACCACCGGCACCACCCGCACGCTGACGGCCGCCGACCGCTCCGGCACCAACGTCGTCTCCGACACCAGCGCAGGCAGCGGCAGCGACGTGGTCAACAACATCGTGAGCCTCACGCAAGCCGAATACAACGCCATCGGAAGTCCCGACGCGGCCACGCTCTTCCTCATCACCGATCCCTGACCTATGGCCCTCCTGCAAAAAGCCTATCTCGGTGCCACGCCGCTCTTCCGCAACGTCGATTGGTTTGAGGCGTCCTACACTCCGGTCAACTCCAGCGCCGAAGTATCGCTCACCGCCAACACTTCCGCGCACACCAAGGGTTCGTATTCCGAGCTTATCGCCTCCACCTCGGCCAACGCAGGGCTGTTGGTTCTTATGGTGCAGGACATTTCCGTGGCAAGCACCAATACCGCCACACTCATTGATGTCGCCACGGGAGCCAGCGGTTCCGAGACGGTCATTATTTCAAACCTTGCCGTTGGTGGAGCAGTAACCACGGCTGGCCCAACAGGCGTTGCCGTTTCTATTCCGTTTCAAATCCCCAGCGGCACGCGACTGTCTGCCCGCATCCAGTCTGTGGTCACAGGCGGTAAAACGGCAACCGCACAAGTATTCCTTTTCGACGTGGGCGGCGATTACGCCACGGCACCCACCAGCGTTGATGTCATCACCGGAGACACCGCGACGAGCGAAGGCATCAGCTTCAGCGGCTCCAGCGGCACATGGGTTCAAGCCATCGCCTCCACTTCCCGCGCCTACCGCGCCGTGGCCATCGTGCCGTCTACGCACAACAGCAGCATCTCGGCATTTAGTCCGCAATTTGAGGTTGGCGTGGGGTCATCGGGCAGCGAGCAAACTTTTGGCGTCGCCATCGTCAACTACAGCGCCAATGAGTTCGTGCAGTCCTCGCCGCCTTATCTGTCGCTCTTTGGCCGCAACATTCCGAGCGGTTCCCGCCTCGCCGTGAAACACAACATCGGTGCGAACCCCAACCGCTACGGCTTCACCCTCATCGGCATCCCCTAACATGCAAAACTGGCACCTCCTTTATAACACCACGACCGGCGAATCCGTCAGCATCGGCACCGTCATCGCCGATCCGTTGCCCGCAGGCATCACCGCGCTCCCGCTCACCGACGCCGAAGGCGAGGGGATGCAAAACGGTAGCGTCATCTGGGACGCCGCCAGCCGCACGCTCATCCCTACGCCGCCACCCGCCGTCACCGCCGAAGAACACCTCCGCAGTGTCGGCCTCGCAGGCGACCGCCAGCCCACACTTTTGTATCTGCGCCAAAGCCTCACCGCCGCAGGCAAAACGTGCGCCGAGCTGGACGCCGTCGAAGCCTACTTGCAGCAGATCCTCACCATGTTCGCCGCCAATCCGGCGCCGCAAGCATCGTGGCCGAATCCCCCGCTAACCTTTGAAGCTGCCGTCCAGTCGGCCATGAACGCACTCAACAGCTAATGCGCACCGTCACTCTACAATCCATCCTCCTCCGCGCATGGCAGCGCGCAGGCAACGACGGCTCGGATATTTCCAACATCCCATCCGGCGCCCGCATCATGATGGTCGCCGCCGCCAACGAGCGCGTCGCCGACTGCTGGGAGTGGGCGGACTGGCCTGAGCTTATGCGCGTCGAAAGCCGCACGGTGCAGGGCGATGCCACGAACGGCTATTATATCGACTACGAGCAGAGCGGCCAGACCGCCATGGGCGAGGTCTTTGGCGTTTTAAGAGACAACCCTGCAACCCACGCCGCGCCCCGCGCCATTGGCTATACGCTCCTCGGAGATGCCATTCGCTTCCCCGAAGACACCGACCTGCCAACCACCGTCTGGGTCAACTACCGCGTTCGCCCGACCGAATACAGCGCGAGCAACCTCTCCGCGACAGTGCCCGCCGTCATCGCAAAAGCAGTCGGCTACCTGCTGACCTCGGATCTGCAAACCGAAGACGGCCAGCTCGACAAAGCACTCGCCATGGAACAGATGGCCGAGTCCGAGCTGATCTCGCAGCGCGACAAATATTACTTTCAGCAGGGCCAACCCTCCATGTGGACCGCCCGCGTCAACCAATACTAAGTCTATGAACCCAAACGTCAGAACAACAAACAGGGCCAACGGCGTCCGCCTCATCTCGGACACCACGGCTGTCACCGGAAACTTCAGCGCCGTCCAAAGCCTCGACGCTCATACCAAGTTTCACACGCTCGCAGGCAACCAGACCAACGTGGCGAACACGACCAGCGGCAGCGCCTATGCGTTCCCTGTCGGCACCGCCATCGAGGGCAGCTTCACCGAGATCAAGCTGCACGCCGGTGCCGTGCTCGCTTACTTGAAGTAACCACATTGAGGAGCCGCGCGATGAGCTTGCAGTATTTTCATCACAACTTCAGCACGACGGAAAAAGGCGTCATCGGCACGGCCACGTCTATCGGCTCAAGCGTCTTCTCAATGCTCCCTCACCTAGAAACAACCCTGCGAGTCGCCGGTCTATGTGTCGGCCTCGCGGTCGGCATCGTCACCCTAATTTCGGTCCTCCACGACCTACGAAAAAAACAGAAAGCAAACAAATGAGAAACTGGAAAACAACCCTCCTCGGCATCCTCACCATCATCGCATCGCTCTCGACCGCTGGCCGCGAGTTCCTCGCCAACGGCAGCATCCCCGACCTCGGCCTCATCGCCGCGAGCCTGCTCGCCGGTTGGGGCTTGGTCATGGCCAAAGACAACAACGCCCGCCTCTGACTCCATGCCCGCCCGCGTCACAAAACTCATTGCAGTTGCGATCCTCGCCGCGAGCTGGGCTGTCGCTGCGGCTGGCTGCGTGACGGTCGGCTATGACTTCGTGAAGCAGCAAGCCACCGTCACGTTCGACGCGAAGACCGTCAAAGAACCGACCAAGTGATCCCCAAAAGCCGACCGCAACAAAAGCGCGATGAGACGCTGAAGCAGCTCCGCGCTGCCAACGTCAGCGATCCGGTGTGCTTGGTCGGCATTCGTGGCTACTACCGCGACTCGATGGGCGCCAAGGGCAAGCAGGATCGCGGAATCTATGACGATGCCATTATCCTTGTTTCGCCCAATGTCCACGCCGCCTTCAACGCCAACGTCGATCCGGCCCGCTACGGCATCAACCCAAAGATCGGCAAAGGCTACGCATCCCTCAAGTCAGGAGTCTACCGCTACCGGCTGGGCAAGCACGGCATTCGGAGCGGCAACCCTTACAAGGCTCTGGTCCAAGGCGATGCAGTCACCGTCCAGCGCGACGGCGGCAAGGAAGAAGTCGGATTTTTCGGCATCAATATCCATCGCGGCGGAATCACCCGCACTAACAGCGAAGGCTGCCAGACCCTACCGCCCGCCCAGTGGCCCGCCTTTATCTCCCTCGTTGAGTCCGAGATGAAGCGCAACAACGCGAAAACCGTCAGCTATGTCCTGACCCATCCGCGCAAAGACATCTCTTAACCCTGCCAACTGCCAACTGCTAACTGCCAACTTCTAATCCTATGGCCAAAACAATCGGACAACTAACACAAGCCACCACCCTCGCATCCGGCGACGAGTTCGTCATCGAGCAGAGCGGACTGACCAAGCGTGTCGCTGCCTCCGTTGTGCGCGGCGGACTGGTCAATGCGGACATTGATGCGGCGGCGGCGATTGCCTTCAGCAAGCTCGCCGCTCTCGACAGCGCCAACATCCTCGTCGGAAACGGCGGCAATGTGGCGACTAAGGTTGCGGTGACCGGCGACGTGACGATCAGCAATGCCGGAGTGACGGCGATTGGTAGCGCCAAGGTGACGCCGACGATGC